ATCGGCCTCTGTAAGCTGCAAGAGGGCAGCCATGGAGGGAGGGATGGAAGGAGGCTTGGTGTAGGCCACAGGCCCGCCTGCGGAGGTGTTCCCGTTGGAGTCAGTGATCGGGTTGACGAGTAGGTAGGGATAGTTCTTGAGATTGTCCTCTGCCCACATCAATTGGTGCCCGGCGACCTGTTCAGGCACCAGGATGGGCTTTTCCATGGCGCTCAAGGCTGCAATCTCGCCCAGCTTACTCAACTGCATGTTCTTGAGGCGTTGAGCGTCCTTGGCGAGGCGCACATGGCCCATGCAACGCTCGACGTTGTCCACGAACCAACGCTTCCCATACACAGGCACAATCGGGATGTTCTTGCCGGCGATGTAGCCACAGTCCTCAAGGATCTTCGCCCCGGACATGATGTATTTGCGGACCTTACGGGTCTTAACCTTCTTACGCCGCACCTCTTTCCAGCCTGTGGCGAGCATTTCTTCTTCCTCATCGAGCTCATCAGGCCCGAGAGACTCTTCTTTACCACTGAAGTCGCGATAGATCCGGATCTGTTGGGAGACTTCTTCGACGACGTAGTATTCAGCGACGTAAACGACTGAAGGAGTGTACCAGTCGAACTGAGAGCGAGTGATCGTCTTGGGCCAGGTGGACGGGTCATCGTTCCATTCAGCCTTGTAGGCGTCATACGTCATGCTGGTAAGCACAAAACACCGCTTGGCGTCTGCCTTATCCTGCCGTTTGGCTCCGAGATCGAAGTAAACGCTGGTGTCAGCGTCGAAGATCGGCTCGATACAGACCCTTTGCTCGTCTTCCTCAGGATCTTCCTCGTTTTTGTACTCTGTACGGAGCCTCCAAGCTCCAAATCCACCCATCACAGCCTCTTCAAAGGCGTTGTCGTAGGCTTCTTCAGCAGTTGGAGACTGTTCATCTGCCCGATACAAGCCGGCACAGGTGTCAGCGAGCTTGTCGTACTCTTCTCCCTCTTTGGAAACGAAGTAAACGCCGATTCGGTTGTTGCGATACTCGTTGATGATCCGCTGGACAGCCATGTGCACCTTGTTGACCTCGAACCTAGGCTTGTTTTCGAACTGTTGCCCGAGTGGTCCTTCCCATTGTGCGCCTGAGAGCGAGCAGAACCTACGGTCACCGAGGCAGTTCATGCGCTCTTGGTAGAGTGCAGACTGGATTTGATCGAACTCTGCACGGGCTTGCTGGTGAATATCAGCTAATTTGTCTTCGTTCATCGCTTGAAAAAGTTGACTACGGGCATCGCAAACGTGCTGCCTTGTTTGTGGGAAGGTTTACCGGGAAGGGCAGCTCTACTTAAACCACTTACCACCAAATAGCGAGTCGCGTCCATCAAATGGTCGTTATCCTTGACTACACGCCCCTTCTCATCCCTGCGATAAAGCCTGAACTCGTTGAGCCAATTTCTCAATCCTGCGAATACTTTGATGCGGTTCTCAGACATCATTTGCCACACACTGTAAAGACCACTCTCTACGGCATTATTGGCTAACGTAATGTCGAGTCCGTGTTTGCGATACATGCTCAGAAGCTGTTGCCCGTCAGTCTGAGCGCGGCCTCGGGAGGCAGGGTCGATGACTCCGGGGATCTCTCCACGAGACTTGATGGCTTCAGCGTGCAAAATGGGCTCTGCCTGGCCTCTGTAATACTCGTTGTAGAGGAAAGTGACACCACTGTCGGGGTTGGTAGCGCCCCAGACAACTGCAGTGCGATTCCAGCCTACGTCCATGCCAAAGCAGCGTTTCCAGTGCTCAGGAATCGGGAACTCAGGGACGACGAGTTCACTCTCAGGCACAGGGTAGATGGCTCCGGCACCGAGTTGTGGAACGCCTTTGGAACGGGCATCGCGTTGAAAAGGCGGGATGGATGCCCAGAGTTCTTCCTTTTGTTGCTTAGTCAGGTGCGGGACATCGTCCCAAGTAGCCATCCCAACGTATTTACTGCCACTAGAGTGCTCTTGAACTTCACCATTGGGAAGGAACGACATGACAGTCTCACTCATCCCCATCAGAGGCGTGAAGGTGAGCATAGTCATCCCGTTGTTGGTCATCGTACGAAGGAGACACTCTGTGTAAACGTCCAGAGGTGGTTCTTCATCGAGCCAGATGACATCCTGTTCTGAGCCTTGGAACGCTTCCCGGCGCTGGTCGTAGGACTTAAAAGTCAGGCGCGATTCGCCACCAGAGGCGTGTCTGACAGAGATCGTCTCGATTGCGTCTGCTACACCTGCCTTGGCAGTAGTGCGCACAAGATCTGCCTTAGGAATCAGCCCCGTACCAAACTCCCCAGGCGGGCCAAGCAGCTTCATCTGCAGAATGTCACGAGTCGTCTTGCCGGTGTCCCCTGCCGCCCAGGCACTGATGGGTTGGTCAAACTTCCTGCCCTCCCACCAAGCAGGATACTTGCCGGTCATATGCAGCACCATCTCGTATCCACCAATCGACTCAGTCTTCCCGATACGGTTGGCAGCCATCATCAGCCGCTCTCTGTACGTCTTGCCGGCAGCGAAGTAGGCAAGGTGCTTGGGGTACAGGTCACGTTTCAGTGGACCGTCATCAGGGAAGTAGCCAGAGATCTTGCGCTCCTTCTTACGCCTAAGCGTCTCCTCCAGCAGGAGGGCTAGTTCGAGCTTCTTGTCGATGGAGTCGAGGATGTCGCTCATGGTTAGGCAAAAAACATCTGCTCTTTGTCCTTGGGCTGGCGACAAACATAGTCAGCAATGGAGTCGTTTCTGGGAGCTGGGTTGCTCCTTGCCCATGCTTCCAGTCCTTTAGTTTGCGTGCGATCTCCACGGGACCAACCTGTGCCGTCACACGATTCAACGCCTAAGTCTTCCAAGTAACGAAGTTTGTCAGGAGCGTTGCAACGCAACAGGTGAACCCGCTCAAACGCATCTGCCCACATCTCTATGGTGTCCCACTTCCACTCTGTAGAACCACCTACGGCAATGACATCAGGAAGCGGGTCGAGTGCTTTGACCATGTCTACTGTCATCCCGTTCTGGACTGCCAACGCCAAAGGAATCCCGTTCTCTTTTACGATCCCAGCGTACTGCGACCATTTCGCAATAGTTGTCTCGTGACACCCTGGCCGGTCTGGAACGATTGCCCATCTGGGCCTCTGAGACTGACTCGCTGCCCAAGTCACTAGACACCTCCAGTCGTACTCGCTCCATTTGGCTTCGTTGAAGGTGTTGTCCTTTGGGTTCCATGCAGAAAATGCACCGTTGTCTAAGGCATATGGAAACCAAGGCCAAGGTCCACGTTGAGCACCGGGACTAAACAAGTGACCAAACTTGCCTGTCTCTCTGGCAAGACAATGCCAGAACCAACCACTAGAATTTGCAGGCATTACAATCATACAAAGAGAAAGCCCCGGACATCTGCACACACAGAGCCGGGGCACACCCACCCAAACCGCCAGTCGCACACCAGTGGTTTCGGTTGAGCAGAAGAGTTAGCACAAGAGCGTTGAAAGTGTCAATCATACTTTCATCACTAAAACTTTATACTCCACTCCATCATCAATTCCTCCTTCTAGTTCAAAAGAGAACTCTTCGTAGTCCATGTCTCTCTTGATGGCATCGAGAAGGAGTGCGTAAGCCAGCTCAGTGGCTTTCTCTGGTGGTTCAGCGGGTTCTAAGTCCATGAAAAGAGTTGGCTGTCTCTCCAGCCTGTCACGCCCATTGACTCAGCGGCGTTCCCGATTCGGCGTCCCGAAAGTGTCTAGTCTCTCCCAGTGTCACACCACTTCACCACACCCACGCGAAGCGTAAGCTAGGTGCTCTGCGGCATGGAGCCACAGGCAGGTGTCGCGAAACCAGACTAAGCAGCAGCACTAGAACCTGCAAAGGTCTCTACCAAAGTCTTACCGATAGGAAGCTCAGGATGATCTTTCAGTGGGTCAAGCTGTGCCGGCTTCAAGCTCTCAAGCAAGCCCTCCACAGTAGCCTTCACCTCCTCCAAAGCAGCCCTCTGCAATTCCACCTTCTTCGCCAAAGTGTTCCTCTCCCTCTTAGGCTTCTCAATCCGTGCACGAAGCTGTTCGACGTGCCAGGCTGCCTTCAAAGCTGCCGAGACTGACTTCTTCAAAGCTACCACTTCTGGTGCTCCTGCTTTTCTAGTTCTCTTACGAGTAGTGTTTTCCATACGACAAACAGCGATAGCAGTAAGAGAGAAGTCTGCAACAAGAAAAAGAGAGATAGGGAGACGGTCCCGAAAAAGGACAGGCCCTATGGGGTGACCAGGAGTAGCCCGGCTGGGGTGATGGCACCCTTCAGTACTATCAGTACTATTAGTA